CTGCTCTGGATCCGGCTCGATGTCGAACGGATCGGCCTGCGGCGCGGCGTCGTTGAAGTCGCGCCAGGCATCGAGGGAGACGACCTTGTTCTCGCTCATGCCGGCAGCCCCCAGCAGCGTTCCGCCCACGGGCACATCCGGCACTCGTGGAAGTCACGGCTCGTAGCGATGCGCGGCAGCAGATCCCCTGCATCCATCGCCTGGAGGATCCGCACGGCGCGATCGCTCATGCGTTGGGCGAGCCCCGCGTCGAACGGCACCAGTTCGTGGTGCAGTTCGGCGGTGTCCTTGTTGATGGCGGTGAAGAGCGCGGGATTGTGGGAGATGCCGGGAACCTGCGCTTCCATATAGGCCTGGTAGAGGGCGATCTGGGCCGCATAGACGGGCTTCGCCACGACCACGCCCTTGGCCACGGTCTCGCGCCAGTTCCTGGCGTTCATCGTCTTGCATTCCCAGAGTGCGGGAACGCCGATGCCCAGCAGCTTGGGTGCGGCGGCGATGATCCCATCGACATGACCGCGGATGCGGCCACCAGCGACCGAGAAGCCGAATTGCTCGCCGTCCGGACGGTTGCCCTTGCGGGTATAGAGATCGAACCCGGCACCGCGCAGCCAGCGGATGGCAAGATCTTCGAGCGCGTGTCCGATCTCGAAGATCCGCAGCGTCTGGCCGGAAAACTCCTGGCCCTCATCCTTCGGCGCGCCCGCGAACTCGAATTGCAGAGCGCGCTCACAGTCGTGTCCAAGGCGGGAGCCGCCGAGGTAGTCGCGGGGCGGCCGCGTCGCCTGTTCGGCGGTCAACGCCTGATCAACGGCAGCGTTGACCCGATCGGCGAAACTGGGGCGGCGGTTATAGTCCAGCATGCTGGCCCCCCTCGTAGTTGCGGTGGGCAAGCCCGTGGCAGGTCGAGCAGAGCCATTCGACCGCGAGCGGCGCGTCATAGTCGTGGTGATGCGCTTCGAGGTCGGTCACGCAGCCGCAGCGCTGACACCAGACGGGCACGATGATCCGGCACGCCTTGACGGCGCTCCTAACGATGCTGTGCGCCTTGTTCTTTTCAGCGTAGCGCAGCCGATAGCGGCGCTGTGCCTCCCGATGTTTATCGGGATCGCGGAAGTTCTGCGCATAGGCGCGCTGGTATTCCCGGCGACAGTCGCGGCACCAAGCCTGCAGGCCATCAGGGCTCCGGCGCCGCATGCCGAATTCCACCGCTGGCTTCTGTTCGCCGCATCTGCTGCATGTCTTCATCAGAACGGCACCTCCGCATCGGCGTCGGCTGCCATGGCGTGCATGGCGTCCTGGAAGCCGCCGACGGCGACCTCGATGAGCGTGAGCACCTGCGCCTCCGTGAGGTCGGAAAAGCGCGCCTGCCAGCCGATCTCCTCCATGATCTCGGCGACCGGCTTCATGGCGGCGCGGATCGCCGCCTTCTCCTGTTCGGTGAGATCAACCATGGCCCAGCGCTCCCGCGCCAAGCGCGTCCAGAAGCCTTGGCAGGCCATCGAGCAGAACCAGACCGAGGGGCGCGGTTGCTTCGACCGCACCGGGTCGAACCAGCCAAAGCCACGGGTGGGTCGCCGGCAGACAGCACAGAGCGTTCCACGCGGATGCCAGAGCCGCCGCCGGTCCTCGGCCGTGGTGGGGGAAACAGATGCCATGGCTCATGCCGCCCTCCCTATGGCTGCTTCGGGCGCGGCATCGGCCGCCCCGAAGACGAGGGAGCGGATGGCGTCGCGGTTGAAGCGGAAGGCCAGCAGCGCCGATGCCTGGTAGCGGGTGAGCCCGAAGTCCTGCCGGTACTCCGGCGGCAGGAAGGCGAGCTGCCGGTCGGTGGGCGGCTGGTTCAACCAGCGGCGCGTCTTGTGGGCGCTCTCGTCGCTCTCATGCTCATTGAGCCAATCGTCGGCCGCCGCGAGGCAAACGGTGCGTTCGCCCACGGCCAACAGATGAGGGCGCTGCTTCTGGAGGCCTCCGATGCCGTACCATCGGCCGTTAAGGAAGAAGACACCGCCCCAGGCATTGAAGCCGTTGGCGATAAGCGCGGCATCGTCGCCGAAGAGATCGCACCAGCGGAAACTCGACCGCTTCAGGAGGTCGATCTCGGACATCACGAAGTCGCCGAGCGGCGCTGCTTCGCCGCCTTCGGGACGCTCCCAGACATGACCGCACAGCGGGCATTCGGTGGTGGCGAGCGGCACGATGGCGCCGCAGTCGGGGCAATCCTTGGTCGGCGCTTCGCCAGAGGGCTCGCGACCGTCCAGGTCGACGTCCTGCTCCAGCGATCCGTGCAGCAGGGTCGACGTGCCGAAGTCGAGCACGATGCAGTCGGTCTTGACGACGCCTGGATGTTCCTCGGGCGAGACCGTGCGCAGACCGCGCCCGACCATCTGGATCATGGTCGACTTGTAGGAGCTCGGCCGCAGCAGCACGACGCAGCCCGTCGGCGGATGATCCCAGCCCTCGGTCAGGACGGCGACATTGACGACGACCCGCAGCTCTCCGGCGGCGTAGGCGTCGAGGGTCGTCTTGCGGTCGGTATCGGCCATGTCGCCGTGGATCAGCCCGGCGGCGACACCGGCCGCGTTGAAGGCGGCTGTCACGTTGCGCGCGTGGTCCACGGTCGAGCAGAACACCACCGTCTGGCGCTCGCCCGCCTTTTCCCGCCAGTGGCGGATGACGGCTTCGGTGACCGGCGACCGGTTCATGATCGCGTCGACCTCGGTCATGTCGAAATCGTCGGCCGTGCGGCGCACCTTGGTGAGCTGGTCCTGGACGCCGACATCGATCACGAAGGTTCGCGGCGGCACGAGATGCCCCGACGCGATGAGCTCACCGATCCGGATCTGATCGGCGACGTTCGAGAACACCGGGCGCAGACCGCGCTTGTCGCCCCGATTGGGCGTCGCCGTGACGCCGTAGATCCGGCACTTGGGATTGCGCTGCAGCGCAGCGTCGATGATGCGGCGATAGCTGTCGGCGGCCGCGTGGTGTGCCTCGTCGATCACCAGGAGGTCGAGCGCGGGCAGCTGGCCGAGATTACCGGCGCGCGCCAGCGTCGGCACCATCGCGAAGGTGACCTGGCCGTTCCAGCACTTCTCCTTCGCATCGACGACCGAGGTCGTGATGCGGGGATTCACCCGGCCGAACTTGCTGCGGTTCTGAGCGGTCAGCTCGTCGCGGTGGGCGAGCACGCAGGCCTTGGCGCCCGTGCTCTTCGGGGTTTCGCCGACCATGCGACCGACGACCCCCGAGAGCATGATCGTCTTGCCGGCTCCGGTCGGGGCGACGCCGAGGGTGTTTCCGTGTTCGCCGAGCGCGCGGACGCTGCGCTCGACGAACTGCTTCTGGCGGGGACGCAGCAGCATGGCCGCCTCACTGCGCCCAGGACGGGCGCGTGCCCGGCTGCGGCATGGAGGGCTGGGAAGGCTGAGCCTGCGGCTGCGCTGCCGCACCGGGCACGCCCATGAGGGCGGCATAGTCCTTGTGATCCGGCGTCACGGCCGCGCGGATCTCGTTCTTCTCCTCGCCGTTGGTGTCCGTACCGATGTCGATCCGCGCCACGAACTCCAGGCCGTCGAGATCGGCAAAGCCGCTGATGCGACGCGCGGCCTGGGCCTGAGCGGACGTGTCCTTGTCCGAAATGCCGCGCGCGGAGTTGAGCATGCCGCGGATCAGGCTGCGGCCCATGTTCGCCCAGTCCGGCCCTTTGGGGCTGTAGAGCCCGATCAGGGTGAAGATCTTGCGCCGGGCGTAGGGACCTTCGAGAACCGTGAACTCGCCGGAGAGATAGACCGAGCCGGTGGTCCCCCGCGTGGCGTATCCGCCGGTCCAGCCCTGCGCCGGATCGTCGAATCCGCCCGGACGGATTGTCAGGCGCACCTTGGCCAGCGTGCCCTTGGGGATGATGTTGCTGTTCTGCTTGGCATCGTTGAAATCGTTCCAGGATCCAGTCATGGCTGGGGTCTCCTCGTTCAGGCTTTTTCGGAATGGGTGGGGGCGTCGAAGGTCGGCGCCGTCGCGGCCGGGGACGGGCTGCGATAGGCCAGCCGCTCGGAGGCGGGCTTCACGGGGCCGCGGATCTTGGCCATCAGGCGGCCGAGATGCGGCTCCTCGATCAGGTCGAGACGGCCGGATCGATCCTTCGCCGGGAAGTTCCAGGGGTTGATCGTCTGGCAGACGAAGGCACGGTACGGCGCGCCGGACTCGTCCTTGATCTCCGCCATCGTCAGGACTTCATCGACGATGCCCGGCAGCTCGAGGCCGGTCTTCGAGCCGTCGATCTGCGGCTGGAAGATGCGCCGATTGAAGTCGTCGAGCTTCTCGTCGAGGATCCCGACGAACCAGACGTTCTTCGCCCGCGTGTGCTGGAGATGCGTGAGCCACGCGATCATCTCGCGGCCGTGCAGGCCATAGGCGCCGCGGACATCGGGCTTGCCGGTCTTCTCTGAGAACGCCTCGGGCTGCCCCTTGCACCATTGGAAGCAGAGCCGCCCGGCGACGGTGATCGAGTCGATAAAGACCGTGTGGTACCGGTCGAGCGCCGCCGGATCGCCGAAGCGCTCGCACACCGCCGCGAAGTGGGCCTCGCTGTAGACCTGCTCGTCCCGCAGCGCCGGATTGGGGCCGCCGATGAAGACCGCGAAGTCGCGGCACTCGGCCCATGTGCGCGGCCGGACGCTGTCGCCGGACCATCCCTCGATGGCCAAGTCACCCGCCTCCAAATCGATGAACAGCGTGGTGGCGGGGTCGAGCGTCCAGAGAAGCGAGGTCTTGCCGATCCCGGACTTGCCAAAGATCGTGCCCTTGATGCCGCGCGGCTCGGCGAGCCGCTGATCGGCGGAGATGATCGGGAGGGCCATCACTTGCCTCCCTTCGCCGCGATCAGGGCGTCGATCGCGACATCGGCTCCGAGCGCGCCGGCCTTGCGAGCCTCGTCGTGGAGGGTGCGCACCGCGTCGATCTCGCGGTAGAGAGCCGATGCACGCTCATTCAGCCCGATGAGGGCGAAGGCCAGGTCGTCGATCGAGGCCGCCCCGACCGGCTTGACGGTCTCGTCGCGACGCTCGCCAAGGGCCGGCACCCGGATGGTCTCGGGCAGCTTGTCCAGCCCGTAATGGTGCTCGCGGAGCACCGCGAGCTTCTTCGTGATGCTCATGTCGTCACCTCGCTGTTCAGGGAAAGACGGAAGCTGGGCTTGCCGGTGCGGACGGTGCGCGCGTCCTCGAAGGCGGAGCGNATGTGGCTCGGCCAGGCCGCNAACTTGCGCTCGGGCACCTTGATCGCGACATCGACGTATTCGGNGGGATCGTCGCCCTCNGCCCGGATGCGTTCGACGAGAGCGGCGAGCTTGTCCTGGTCCCAGTCGACGCGCTTCGGCAGNTCGGCGATCACGGTGNCCGCGCCGTCATCGAAGCGGACCGTGCCGGTGTCNTTGCCGGCNGNNTGGCGCGNTGCGTGGGCACGATCGCCGTACTTGAGCGCGACGGCCCCATCGAGCCAGTCGCAGACGGTCTTGGCGCGGCGCAGGGCGTCGGCGGCCTCGTCCTGCAAGAGGACGAGCTGTTCGGCGGGCAGAGCGGCGATGTCGCCGACGGCCATGCGCCGGAGCTCATCGAGGGAGATGCAGTTGGAGATCGTCATCACCACCCCCCTCATGCCGCAGGTTTGCTGGGGTGGTCGGCGGTGCTCGCCCGGATCTGCTCGCGCTCGTACTCCTCGACGTCTTCGAGGCGGTACACGACGCGACCGCCGAGCTTGACGAAGCGCGGGCCTTCGCCCGTCCAGCGCCAGCGCTCAAGCGTGCGGTGGCTGATGTTCCAGCGAGCGGCGAGCTCGATCTGGTTCAAATGCCTGAGTGACATAGGTGTAACTCCGTTGATGTGCCTTTCGCTTCATCCAGCCGCTCTGGAGCGCCTGGATATGCGAGCATTTTCAACGTGTTACCGAGGATTCGATATAATCAGACCCCGTCTTTCTCGTGACGTTCGCGCAAGAAAAAGCCCCGGAATCCGGGGCTTTCAGTGGGCGAGTTGTGACGTCGGGTAGGTCGGGCCGTGACGTAAGCGGC